TGTATAAAGTTCGGTGTTCATTGTGTTTTGATTTCCAAACGCTGTTCTTAATTCGTCACCATTGCCCGAATTGGGTATGTCTATATCGTGTATTATCTGTGCCATATTAATACCATGGAATTATATTTTTACTAACATTTTCCTGTTTGTATTCAGGAACATTTTTATCCTTCATAAAAGTAATAAAATTTTGCTCTACATTTACACCTAATTGGTTGTATTTGTTTATTAAATTAGATAATTCTTTTAAATCAACATTTGACGCACCCTCTACACTTGTTTTATAAACCCCGTTATTGGTAGTTTTATAGCCACCAAACGACATATAAAGACTGCAACTAAAATAAGTCAGCATATCAATTACGTAAATATCAAATATATCTTTGTAAACGCCCGATAAAGTGTCCGCCACATAGTCGGCATAAATTTTATTATACAAATCTAAACCTAAAACACGCACGATTTCAGTAGTCTGTGCTATGTAAATGTGAGGTTTAAGGCTGTCAACATCTATATTCCCACTAAAAGCTGTTAAAGTGGGAATATCTGTGTCTTTTAAAAATAGTTTTATTTGTATCATTGTTCTACCGTATCTAATTTTTCTTCACTTTCAAAGTCTTTAATATCTAATTTTATAGATGGGTCAATTAATTTGAAAACACTACCCAGCGCATTTAATATAACTTTTCTGCTGGGATTTATGTGCTTTCTATATACTTCTTTCAATGTGATTTCTCTCTCATCTGCATTGCTTGAAAATCCGCTCCCTGTACTTTGACTTTCAAAAAGAATTTTAGGCGCTGAGTGTGCTACAATCAATTTTCTTTCAGCTTCTTCCGCATAAAATACATTTTGATTATTCAACTCAGGCGGTGCAACTCTGTCAATAGTAGTCGAACCTTCCGCACCATCATTCATAGATACAATTACCGTACTTGTTTTATCCGTTCCACAAACTTGCTCTCTTCTTCTTTGTGCTTCTTTTTTAGCCGCTTCTTCACTCCCTACAAATCCACCGTTGTAATTGATGACCGTAATTTCAGGTAAGTAATTTACAAAATGCTTAATCGCTGAGTTTGCCAATTCTCCCTCGACTTCCGCCCATGGAATCCCGCTAAAATAGTCAGGAATAGGAAAGAAAGGTTCTGTCGTTGCTTTTCTAAAATATAAAATTTCAAGTCCATTACCTTTGTAAGTTCCTGTGAATTTAGGGTACAATTTAGGAATATATTTACTTCGATTTTTCCAATCGTATGAGTACCAATATCCATCAACTGCATAGTTTTGATTTTCGTTGTAATTGATACCTAATTTATAAATCGGGATATATTCGATTTTTAAAGGTTCGTTTGCTTCGCTCCAAATAACCTGAGCCGATGCCCCGCCAAACTTTTTATAGTCATGGCAAAGCATTTCAAAATCTTCATCGCTAATGATGTGTGAAATATCTTGTCCATTCAAATCAATAAGTCCTTCGCTTTGTATATAACTTACAAACGAATTTATAATACTTGAATTGGTAGGACTATCGTCGTAAGCGTCAATGTATCTTTGAAAGTTCTTATTATTATCTCCGTTCAAAATCCACTCACGCCCATAGGCAGGCTGTATGTTTATCGGTTGGTGTTTCGAGAATTGAAATTCTGAACCAAACGTAAAAGTTTTAGATGTATCTTGAGTTTGTTTGTTGTTTGTATTCATATCTTTGTATATCTGTTCCCGATTTAAGAATTATTAATTTTCCTAAATAGATTATTTTTTCATCATTCAAAATTGTAACCTCATACTTTTGATTTTCTGCAAAAGTTTCAGGTTGTTCAGTAATGGTTATTTCTAATTTCTGACCAACTTCAAAGGTAATTTCAGGCGTTATAATTTCGTCTGTAAATTCATTTCGTAAAGTTAGTGAAATATTATCAATTTCAAGTGGATATTCTCGAGGAATTACACTAAAAATTAAAGATTCGTTTAAAAAAAGTACTTTCATTTTTTAAAATTTATAAAAAAAGCCGTGACAATTAGTCACGACTTCTTAATTAACTAACTCAAATACTAATAAGCCATTAAAGCGGTTGCATAGCTTGTTAATGCGTCACCACTTAGTATATATCCTTTTGAAAAATCAGGCTCCATAGTTTGGATATTTACTGTATATCCAACTAAGTCACCAATAGTTGCACCAGTATCTCCATCGGCAGTCGTTACAACTGCTCCATTTTGAGAACCGATAACTACGATTTTACCATTTTTCAATTCTAAGAAAGCGACAAATTCACCTTTCATTAGTGTTTCAATCATTGCAGTAGTTTCAACTTCTCCGTTCTCAGGAATGTTAAAAATGCATGAAATATTACCAGTTACTCCTGTGCTTCTGTTATCACCGCCTGAGATACCATTTTCTAAAAATTTAGTCGTAGTATTTTTTAACTCTAAACGTGCGATACTTCCCGCATCATAAATAGATGGTAAAGTTGTTACGCCTGTTGACCCTTTTGTTATAAGGTTTAAAGCATCGTAAGACCCGATACCAATAGCTTTAACCCCAGCCTGTTTTGACATACAAGCTAATTTTCTACTTTTTGTTAATACAACACAATCTGCCATATATATAATTTTTTAAAAGGGAGTTTTTACGCTCCCTTGTTAATACTATCCTACGTAAAGTACGTTGAATTTTTGGTTAGCAACGTGCGCCCCAATAGATGCAACAGACTTGATAAACATTTTCTCTTGATTGTTTGCAATCTTATCAACTTTTAAAGTGTTGACATCAGACTGTAAATCTGTTAACCAAAATAAATGCGATTTTCTTGCACAAACAACAACTTTCTCAGGAGTTGGAACGAACTCGATTTTTAAACCATTAAAGTAAAATTCAGTAGCTGAATCGTTTACATTGAAAGGTTTTGAAAAATCAGTAGTCACGTTGTTAACCATAATAATCATCTGTTTGTGTGATTTCGGAGCAAAGATAACAGGTAATTCTGTTTGTGCTAAAACCTCTGCTGGAATAGCCGCATAGATTTTATCATACTCAGCTTTAATATTAGATGAAGTAATAGTTGTTCCCGCTACTTTTACTCTACCACCTACGCCCGCTGTTTCTGTTGCATTAGATGAATTGTAAATCATTTTAGTAATAACACCGTCAATTTGAGATGCTGTTAAAGCCGCTACTAAAGTTTTTTCTGCCGCTCCAACTGCTGTCTGTCCTGTTCCAGCTGTTAACGCTGCAACCGCTGTTTGAGTTGCCGAGGTTGCACCATTCCAAAATTCTTTCTCTAATTGTAAAGAAATTTTCTTTGCATAGATACCACCAACTACCACTCTTTCAAATTCGCTTGACATCGAGTTCCACGCACCCGCTGGCATATCTCTTTTGAATCTTGAATAACGTAATGTTTCAGGGTCGAACTCATTGTAAGTCATTACTTTTGCTGGAGAAACCTCTACATCAAAAGCCGATAAGTCACCACTTGAAGTCGGTTCACCTGAAATATACGCTTGTAAAGTTGCTGTTGCTGATGCTTCTGTAAAAATTGTTTCCGCTTTTACATCATCCTCGAACGTTACTAATCCTTTTGCAATTGTTTCATTCTCGAATAATAATTCTTCGATAATAGGCTCTGCTGCTACACCTTTAATGTTAACTACGTTGTAAGTTATTGCCATTTCTTTTTGTTTTATTTGTTAATTTCTTTTTTAAATCTGTATTGCTCTAAAGGTGTCATGTCTTTAAAGTCTTTTTTAAATTCCACTTTTGGAGTAGGTGGCACTGCTTCGGCTTTTGGAGTTTGCTTTTTCATCGTTTCCAAATCCGTTTCCGCCTTTACTTTCTCAGCTTCGATGTCCGCTAACTTAGTTTTAAGTTCCGCTACTTCAGCTTTTAAATCTTCGTTTTCAGTTTTCAAAGATTCTGAATCGTCCGCTTTTGGCTCTTCTACTGGTGGCACATCTTCTGCCATTTCTTCTTTTGGTTCTTCTACTTCAACTACATCTTCTGCCTTTACATCCTCTTCAATATCGGAAGCAAACACACTTTTAATAGCGTCAATAACAAGTTCCAATTTTGTTGGTTTACTCATTTCTATTTCTGTTTTAAAATTACTCTCTTTTAATTGGGTGTCTAAACGCGCTTCGATTGAAAGTCCATCTAAATTACCATTTTTGCACTCGCTCCAAACATCATCATTCTCAACTTTAAAAGCCATAACTAAACTACCATTTTCAGCTTGCATCCCTATGGCATTGCTTTTGTCGTTTGTTGAATCTTTTACAATCCAACTTTCAAAAGGGAATACGCCTGTTGTATCTTTTTCGTTGTGGTTAACATTTACCGCTCTATTGGATGCGGTTCTAAAATAATGTTGTTGAAACCGCTCTATGCTTTCAGTTGTAAAATATCCCATTGCTGGCTCCCCGTTAATATCTTTACGGAAAATCATTTTATTTGGAATCATAGCCACACAATAGATTTCTCTTTTTTCTTCATTAGCAAAATACATCGGTTTGTATTCATCCTCTTTAGCAAAAGCCATCAATTTAGTTTCAACCGCTGCGTCTTTTACTACGCTAACTTTTAAGAAATCGTTTTTATTTTCATCAAATATAAATTCGTATACTTTCATAATTTCGCATAAAAAAAGGCACTCACTAAGTTAATAGCGAGTACCTTTGTTATAAATCAAACTTAAAACATGGGTGCTGTACATCTTCATACAGTTAAAATTTTATCAAATATAATCATTATTTTTATTAATTACAAATAAAAATTAAAAAGAATTACTTGCGATTCTATTTCTGTCTAATGTTTGTGAGTTTGTAACTTCAGTACTTACCACATACGCCTGAATTGGTGGCGTTCCTTGTTGTGCTGTTGTTACGCTTGTTGCTATCTGATTTTCGCTACTACTCTGAAATCCTACTTGCGGCGCACTTCCTCCGCTTGGCATTGCTGCTGTTTGTGAACCGCCCCCACTTGCACCTCCTCCGCCTACTGCTGATAATGCTTTTGCTGTTGCTGCAATCGAACTTGCTACACCTATACCAGTAGTAATATTGTTTAAAGCGATTACAGGTGCTGCACTTGCTCCACTTGACGCAATCGCTTGTGGTGTTGCTAATGCTCCGATATTTGCACGATTATTGTCGATAATCATTTTACCGATACCGACCGCATTTTCCGCAATAATAGCCGCTTTTTGTACAGCCTTACTTTTGCCAAAAACAGACGCAAGTAATTGTATACCCTTTTCCGCAATATTTATTTTTGCGTCTTCAATTTGTTTCTTTTGTTCTAATAAAGCGTTATCGATTTCTAATTGCTTATCTGCATTTTCTTTGTCCTTTTCCGCTTTCTTTTCCGCTGTCGCTTTGTCTTTCTCGGCTTGCTCCTCAGCTCTTTTATTTTTTAAATCTTGCTCTAATAAATTATACTTTTCTTCATTTAAAATTAAAAGATTAGAAACATCTGCCCCTTTTTTTCTTAGCAATTCAATAGCTTCTAAATCCCTTTCTTTTTGGCGTGCGAGTTTCTGCTCCTCTGACTTATCTTGAATATCTTGTATCGTTCTTATGTAGTTCGTTTCAGCGTCTAACAAAGATTTTTTTAAATCTTCTAAACGTTTCTTTTCATCTTCATCAGCTTTTCTTCTCTCATCAGCT